ACAAGCTGCGACCACCCAAGGAAACTTGGCATCGCTGGTTCCGCAGCCGCCCCAGTTATCGGGCAATCCGATTGAATCGGCGTATTTCGACCGTCTGACCAATGATTACAAGGGTCTGACGCAAGAGTACGCTGCTTTGCCGTCTACGGACGGAGGGCGCATTCTGAACACGGATGACGCCCGAGAGATGTCGCCAGAGTACCGCGCAGACCGCACCAGGTCTGCTGACGTACATGAGCCGTCATCAGCATTCGTCAAACAGATGTATGCCCAAAGACTATCTGAAGACACTCCCACGGGCCGTGACAACACGGTTTTGTTCACCGCGGGTGGAACAGGGGCTGGCAAGACGACCGGTCTTCAGATGGTTCAAAACGTCCATCCTGACATCAAGAACGCGGAAATGGTGTACGACACCAACATGAACACGTTCGAATCCGCGGACAAAAAGATCAAACAAGCCTTAGATGCTGGCCGCAAGGTCAGTATTGTGTACACCTACCGCGACCCCGTAGAAGCCCTGGAAAACGGTGCATTGAAGCGGGCCAGCCGGATGGAGGCTGAGATTGGTACAGGCCGCACGGTGCCGATTGATGAGCATTTCAAGACTCATGCGGGATCGCGTGAAGTGATGGATCGGCTACAAGCCAAGTATGGTGATGACCACAGGTTTTCGTTGATGGTGGTTGACAACAGCCGCGGCCCTAAAAAAGCAGTTGTAAGCAGCCTTGACAAATTGCCTAAACTAGACCATACTCAGGTACGGAAAGGACTTAATGATGCACTCGAAAACGCCTACCGCACCGGGCAGATTAGCCCCGCCATCTACCAAGGAACGCGTGGCAACCCCCGCTGAACACAAGATGAAGCGACTGCACGAGGCTAAGACCCGTCGTATTGCTGAAGCCCTGGCAGCAGGTCTAAACGCCGCTGTAGAGGCTGGAAAGCCTATCCGATGAGCGATGCCCGCTGTAAGACCTGCCGGTTTTTCACCCAAGCGCAAGTGATGGGTGTCTGCCGCAGGTTTCCAGAACACCAGAACAAACACGAGTTGGACTGGTGTGGTGAGCATCAACTGGCCACGATCATTGCCCTGCCTGTGCTGACACCAGAACAGGTGGCACAGCGCAAAAAGCCTGGAAGGAAGCCTAATGTGCCCGATTCAACCGCTGCGTGATCGCGTAGTAGTCCAGCCCCGTGTCCGCAAGCTGTCGGACATTATTTTCACCATCAACAGTGAAAAGATGAACGAGGGCACGATTGTGGCCATCGGGCCTGATGTCCATGAAGTCAGGCCAGGCGATTTCGTCAAATACGGCAACGGCACCTATCTGGATTGGCCTGTCCAGCACTTTGACGGCCAGGACTACCAGATCATTCAGGAAGCCGACATCGCGTGTGTCGTGGAGGAAGATCATGCCTAAAGGTCACGATAAGCCTATTCCGAAGACGACGACCGGCAAGGACAAAAACTACCGTCCTACTGAGCAAGGCGCAGGAATGACGGCCAAAGGCCGAGCCGCGTACAACGCAAAGAATGACGCAAACCTAAAACCGCCAGCACCAAACCCGAAGACAAAAGCAGATGCTGGACGAAAAGCATCCTTTTGCGCGAGAATGGAAGGGGTGGTAAAGAACGCCAAAGGCCCAGCAGAGCGGGCCAAGGCATCCCTAAAGAACTGGAATTGTTGAAAGGAACAAATCATGTCCAATACTCAAGCCATTGGGGTTGCCTACGCAGACCCCGCACTGAACAGTTTTGAAGTTGGCACCGCGACCGTGCCGATTGACGTTACTCAATCTGGCAATCTGAGCCAGATTTACGCAGAAACGTCCCACAGGTCTGGTGATATGCGTGGCCTGTACGCCCGTGTGGATTACGCTGGCGCTGGCGCTGGTGAAACCCTGCGTGTTCTGAGCCGCGTTATTGCTGCCCAAGGCGCTGGTCAAACTACCAACGGCGCACACGTTAGCCTGTCAGTCAACACTGGCGGCACCATCAGCGGCGCTGCCAATGCCCTTCGTGCAACCATCGGTGGTTCGTCTACCAATCCCGGCGGCACCCTGGCGGCGCTGCAACTGGATTCAGACTTTGCATCTGGCGGCACTTGGAGCAACGCATCTTTCCTGCGTGTAACCAACAGCGGCACTGGTGAAGTGGGTAACTTTGCTGCTATGCCCGCGGTCAGCGCAACTGGCGTGTTCCGTGCCAAAGTGGGTTCGCCTGTTGTCACCCACACCATCCCGGTGACCAGCGGCGGTACGACCTACTACATTATGGTCAGCACTGTTGCCTAATGGAAATCAGCCGCGAGTTTATCCAGGCTGAGATAGACGAAGTTCAGCGGGAACTTGCAAAGGCCAAAACCTTTGTGATTCAGGCTGAAACTTCGTTGGCCATTTACGCGATGTTGCTGGCTAGGCTGGATCAGCCGGATGAAGTAGTGGAAAACGCTGGGGGAACTGACTGATGGCCAAAGGACTGTACGCAAACATTCACGCCAAGCGCGAACGTATTGAGCAACAGAAAGCCGCGGGCAAGACCCCAGAGCGTATGCGAAAGCCTGGGTCAGAAGGCGCACCCACGGCTAAAGCCTTTAAACAAAGCGCCAAGACAGCAAAGAAATGACAATCGAGCAAATGCAAAAGCGCCTGGCTGAACTGCAAGAACTGGCGAAACAGCATGAAAGCATACTGTTGCAGATCAGCGGGGCCATCCAGGAATACAACCGTGTCATAGCAGAGGAGCAATCCAAAGCAATGACGGAAGGAGCCAAAAATGCCGCTGACCAAATCGCCCAGTAAGCAAGCGTTCGAAAAGAACATCAAAGCCGAAATTAAAGCAGGTAAGCCACCCAAACAAGCGGTGGCCATTGCTTACGCTGTAAAGCGCGAAGCCAAGCCTAAAGGCAAGAAGTGATGGAAGCGCCCGTCAAACGGCGGGGGCAACCGAAAGACAAGCCAAGCCCCGACGCACCAGAGCATCCAAAAAGCAAAGGTGGGCGTCCGACCAAGTACGAAGACTGGATGGCTGATGCCGTCCTAGACTACTTCAACACCCCAGTAGGGGATTTCCCTACCCTAGCAGGATTCGCTGCATCCATTAGTGTTTCACGCGACACCCTACATGACTGGGCACACGCCAAGGATGTTAGTGGGGACTTACGCAACCCTCAGTTTTCCGACGCCTATAAAAAGGCGAAGGATATGCAAGAACAGAACCTGGTCAAAGGGGCGCTTACGGGTGTGTACAACAGCACGTTCGCCATCTTCACAGCCAAGAATGTGCTGGGTTGGAGAGACAAGGTAGAGCAGGAAATAACTGGCAAGGACGGTAGCCCTCTTGCTGGCATCCAGGTCATGTTTGTGAACCCCGATGGATCAGAACGCAGCGATTAACACAGCCATTGCAAAGGCCGAATTCCCGGTCAAGCTGCAAGGGTTGTTTAAAAAAAGCCGCTACAAGGTGCTGTACGGCGGGAGGGGTGGCGCTAAGTCTTGGGGTATCGCCAGGACGCTGTTGATTCTGGGGGCCAAGAAGCCCATGCGTATCCTATGCGCCCGTGAGTACCAGACCAGCATCAAGGATTCCGTCCACAAGCTGCTGTGCGACCAGATCGAAGCATTGGGGCTGCTGGGGTTCTACGAAATCACCCAGGCCAGCATCCGCGGGGCCAACGGGACAGAGTTTGCCTTCATCGGCCTGAAGAACAACCCGACCAACATCAAGTCTTTTGAGGGTGTGGACATCTGCTGGGTGGAGGAAGCCCAGACCGTCAGCCGCCTGTCCTGGAACATCCTGATCCCCACGATCCGCAAGGAAGGCAGCGAAATCTGGGTCAGTTTTAACCCTGAACTGGAGACAGACGAAACCTACCAGCGGTTTGTCCTGAAGCCGCCGCGGGACTGCATCAGCATCAAGATCAACTTCTACGACAACCCTTGGTTTCCTGAGACGCTGCGCCTTGAGATGGAAGCCCTGAAGGCCAGAGACTTACAAGCCTACAACCAGGTCTGGGAAGGGATGTGCCGTCAGACCGTAGACGGGGCAATCTTCGCAAACGAGATGATGCGGGCAGAAGCCGAGGATCGCATCACCAAGGTGCCGTATGACGCTACAAAGCCCGTCCACGCCGTCTGTGACCTGGGATGGGCTGATGCCACCGCTTGGTGGTTCGTGCAGTTTGTGGGCATGGAAACAAGGCTTATCCGGTACTTTGAGGACAGCCAGCGAACCATGACCAGCTATCTGGCGCAGCTACAGACCTACGGGTACGTCTACGACACGATCTGGCTACCGCATGACGCCCAAAGCACAACCCTTGCCGCCGCGGGACGGAGCATTGAGGACATCGTAAGGGGAGCAGGATTCAAGACCCGCATTCTGGACAGGGTGCCGGTGGTTGATTCAATCAACGCGGCCCGCACGGTCTTCCCCAACTGCTATTTCGATAGAGAAAACACAGCAGATGGATTAAACTGCTTACGACATTATCGGTATGACGTTGACCCAGAAACCGGACAATTCAGCAGACAACCGCTGCACGACCAGTATTCGCACGGGGCCGACGCATTCCGATACATCGGATTGATGATTAAAGAGCCGTCCAAGCCTAAAAAACGTGCCAATGTGGCCATGGCGGGCAACTGGATGAGTTGAAAGGAAAAAGTATGGCGTTGCAAGACATGGACAACGACACCCGCATAGGCGAAGCAATCAAGTTTCTTCGTCTGGTGGGTGAAGCGGACAGCCAGAACCGAGCCGAGGCGCTGGGCGACCTGAAGTTTGCCGCGGGCGACCAGTGGCCGGTGGAGATTCAGAACAGCCGTAACCTTGAATCGCGGCCCTGTCTGACCATCAACAAGATTGATGCCTACGTCCGTCAGGTCACCAATCAGCAGCGCCAGCAACGACCGCGCATTAAGGTGCATCCGGTCAACAACGAAGGCGACCTGAAGATTGCCGAAGTGATTGAGGGCATCACAAGGCACATTGAGGTCAATTCCAACGCTGACACGGCCTACGACACCGCGTTTGAGTACGCCGTAAAGATGGGCTGGGGTTACTGGAGGGTCACGACGAACTACATCAGCGAGGATTCGTTTGACCAAGAAATCTACATTGAGCCTGTAGACGACCCGTTTTCGGTCTACTTTGACCCCAACAGCGTAAGCCCTGACGGTGCGGATGCTGAACGCTGCCTGATTACCAGCGTGATGTCCAAAGCGGCATTTCGACAGGCTTATCCTGGCGCAGACGACGGGGCTAACTTCAGCGCCCGCGCAACTGGCGACAGTGACGCCGAGTGGGTGACCAAGGAAGACATCAGGCTGGCCGAATACTGGCACATTGAGCGTGTCAAATCCACATTGGTTCTGCTGTCTGATGGCACGAAAGTCTACGAGGATGAACTCCCGTCCGCGGAAATGTTGGATGCGTCAGGCATCACCATCATGGACAAGCGCTTGTCCTATCGTAAAAAGGTCAAGTGGTGCAAGCTGACGGCCATGGAAGTTCTTGAGGAACGCGAATGGCCAGGCAAGTACATCCCGATCATCCCTTGCTATGGGGCGCAAGTTGTTGTTGAGGGCAAGCGTAAGAAGTATGGTCTTGTGCGGTTTGCTAAAGACCCGCAGCGGATGTTTAACTTCTGGCGCACGGCCTTGACCGAGAGCATTGCCCTTGCGCCTAAGCCCAAGTGGCTGATTGCCGAGGGTCAGGACGAGGGCCATGAGAGCGAATGGGCACTGGCTAACTTAAAGTCAACCCCTGTCCTACGATACAAGCAAAAGGACATTGAAGGTGTTCCTGCGCCTGTTCCGACCCGCATCCAGCCCGAGCCGCCGCCTGACGGAATTATGGTGGCATCGAGCGCGATTGCTGACGACCTGAAGACCGTGCTGGGCATCTTTGACCCGTCCCAAGCACTGCCTGGCAATCTGTCTGGCAAGGCCTTACAGGGCCAGCAGCAGCAGGTTGACCTGTCGAATTTCCACTTCTACGACAACATGACCCGCAGCATTAAGCAGACGGGCAAGATCATTCTGGACTTGATCCCGAAGATTTACGACACCAAGCGGGTGCTGAGGATCATTGGGGTGGATGGCAAGCCGGACATGGTGACCATCAACGAAGTTGAGGCGACCGGCGAAGTCCTAAACGATGTGACCGTCGGTCTATATGACGTTGTGATGGACACTGGCCCAGGCTACAACAGCAAGCGCCAGCAAGCCGTGGACACCATGATGCCGCTGATGGCAGAGCCTACGGTGTTCCAAGCCGCGGGCGATTTGCTGTTCCGCAACATGGACTTCCCAGGGGCAGACATCATTGCCGACCGCCTTGCCGCAATGAATCCGTTGTCGCAGATTGACGAGAAGTCCGATGTGCCGCCGCAGATTCAGATGAAGATGCTTCAAATGCAGAAGGCGATGGCCGATCAGGAACAGAAGATGATCGCCATGCAGTTGGAAATCAACAACCGTGGCCAGGTTGCCCAGATCAAGGAAGATGGCGACAACCGCCGCAAGCTGATGGATGTCATTTCCCGTGCTTACAACACCGACACCATCAACGAAGCCAAGGTCAATCAATCCAACATAAAAGCGGTAACCGACCAAAACAAGATGGAACTGGACGCTATGGTGCGCTTGGTGCTTGCTGGTCTACCTGCCCAAGCATTGGCCGCGGAAATAGATCGGCGCGACCAAGAACAAAGGAGCGCATCGGCCTTCGCGGAAATGGAAGTCAACCAGACCCAGAACCCGTTTATCCAGGCTGGCCAAGAACTGTTAGCCCCGCAAA